CGCACATACGCACAGGTGGCCGGTGGTGGTGGTCTTTGGGACAAAACATTTGAAATGTACATGGCTCTTGAGGGCAAGGCAAACAATAGCGATCTGTCATGGGAGTTCCCATCAGGGGCTTCCGTATCGTTCGGCCATTTGCAGCATGAGAAGGATAAATACTCCCATCAAGGCAAAGAGTACGCTTTTATAGGGTGGGATGAGTTAGATCATTTCACTGAATCCCAATTCTGGTACCTGTATAGCCGTAACCGTTCAACGTCAGGTGTTCGACCTGTTGTGCGGGCAACGATTAACCCAAACCCAAATCATTTTGCTAAAGAGTTAATCCGGTGGTGGCTTGATGAAAAAGGGCAATTCCCCGATCTATCAAAGGCCGGTAAATTGCGCTGGTTTGTACGAGGCCATGATCAGCATTTACTCTGGCACGATACGCACGAAAAAGAGTTTGTGCAGTACGTCAAGGACATGCGGAGAGAGATAGACAAAGGCTTCCAACCTACGTCGATCACGTTTATACCGTCCTCGATTGACGATAATCCTGCACTGTTGAACAAAGACCCTGGCTACAAAGCACGTTTGCTTTCGCTGCCATTGATTGAGCGTCAACGGCTCTTATATGGCGATTGGCTGATACAAGCTGCCGCAGGTTTGTACTTCAAGCGTGAGTGGCTTCCGATTAATCCGAGGCCGCCAAAACCTGAGAATATTGTGCAGATGGTTAGATACTGGGATCGGGCTGCCACTGCTCCTGATAAACCTGGTTCAGATCCTGACTATACTGTCGGGGTTCTGATGGCCAAGCTAAAATCTGGCGTGTTTATGATTCTGGACATGGTTCGGATGCGTGGTACACCGTTAGACGTTGAGCAAACAATCATGCGTACCGCTGAATCAGACCGCTCTATTTGGGGTAATGTTCAGATTGCTTTAGAGCAAGACCCAGGACAAGCCGGTAAAGTTGAGATCGCTCGATACATCAAAATTCTGGCAGGCTATCCGGTTAGAGCGTATCCGGTCCACAAAGACAAGCGCACTAGAGCAAACCCACTGAGCGCACAAGCTGAGGGTGGCAATGTTCAGCTATTAGCAGGTGCTTGGAATGAGCCAATGATCAACGAGCTTGAAGGATTCCCCGACGCACCGCATGACGATATCGTTGACGCATGCTCAGGTGCTTTTAATGCCATGACCAATAAAAAATCTTCATTTGCGAGTAACGTATGAGCGTAAGATCTGCCTTGAAATCCAGGATGGACGGGTTTAAAAACCTGCTCACAGGCTACGGGACAAGCAGAGATCACGGTGAGCAGTTTACCTTCAGCCGTGATGCGTTGATCAACTCGCAGACTCTCAAGGATATGTACAGCGATCATGAGCTTTGTTGGAAGCTTGTTGATCTATTGCCTGATGACGCATTAGCAGCGGGCATTGAGATTAACGAAGATGACGAAGATCTGATTGAAGAAAAGCTAAAAGCGATCAAAGACCCATCGGGTATGCCGTGCGGTCTTGAATCTGCTATGGATGAGTGCCTGAAGATGGCTCGTGTCGATGGCGGTGCAGCAATCTACCTGATGATTAACGATGGCCTGGAGCCTTGGATGCCGCTGCGTAAAGATGCAGAGCATGAAATCCTAGAAGCCGTTTGCATCGAAAAGGATTACCTGCAGCCTGTGGGTGAAGTCAAGCGCACAGGACGCAATGAACTTTATCAGATGGTTGGCCAGGACGGCCAAAACCTGATGATCCACCGTGATCGCCTCTTGTTTGATTACGGGGCAAAGGTCAGCCGTGACCGCATGATTGAGTTCAACGGATACGGTCAGAGCATTATTCGTCGCTGTTGGCGTCCTCTGATGGCCTATTCAGTGGCTCATGGCATGGTTCCCAATATCCTGAAAAGCTATATTCGTGACGTGTTGAAATTGCACGGGCTCAATGATCTGAGCATGAATGACTGCGAAGATAATCAGGCTCAGTTTTGGGATCGGATGGATTATCAGTTTCAGGCTGAATCATTGCTCAAAATGACGGTGATCGATGCCGAGGATGCGTTAGAACGTCATACAACAAGCGTTGCGGGCATCAATGACCTCATCCGCAATCCTGAGAAGTGGATTTGCGCTGCTTCAGGGATGCCGCATACAAAGTTGTTTGGCGAGCAATCAGGCGGGGTATTGACTCAGGCCGGAAGCACACAGTCAGAAGATTGGGCCAAGGCTGTCGCCGCTTATCAAAAGCAGCACCTCAAGCCCATGTATCAGCGGGTGTTTTACATCTTAACCGGTCGGTGGGATGTTGAATTCACATTTTGCCCGATTGATAAACCGAAGCAGAAAGAGCAATCAGAAGTATTTGTCAACGTGGCAAACGCAGTCAGCAAACTTGTTCAGACTCAGATTATCAGCCCTGATGAGGCTGCTACCATGTTTGATGGCGAGCAGCTACGCATGACCCCCAAACTAGACGATGAAGCCCGTCAAATGCTCTCAGAGCAATCATTAACAACCTACGAGGAATCCGACAATGGCAGAGAAGAAAGCCAAGCCCAAAGCGAAAGCGAAGCCTAAAGCAGACGAAGCGGTATTTGATGCCGTTGAACTGCCTGAAGTAGAAATCATGCCCGAATTAGAGCAGGCAATCAATGAGCCTGTTAATCCAGTTCACACAGCCTCAGATCTCGCTCAAATGGCCCGTGCTGCCAAAGCAGGCAAAGCAGACATGCAAGACGTCATTAAAGCCCACGAAGCCTATTTAAAGGCTATTGTCCAAGGCGCTGTTGCTCCTGCTGCTGATATTGAGTTTGTAAAAAATCATATGAAGTATCTCAAAACACTGTGATCGATTTGATAGAGCCTGAAAAAGAGTTATACAACAACATGAAGCCGCCTTTCTCCTATTATGGCGGAAAGCAAAGACTAGCTAGGCGCATTGTAAAGCTATTGCCGCCTCATACTGTTTACTGTGAGCCGTTCTGTGGATCTGCTGCGGTGTATTTCAAAAAGGGATTACCACCAATCGGTAATAGTCATTATTACCGAGAAGTTTTAAACGATACGAATCAGCAGTTAATCGGCTTTTTTAGAGACATGCAAGACCCTGTTAAACGTGCTGAATTAATCGAGCGCTTAGAGTGGACACTATACAGCCAAGATGAACATAAGCTTGCAAAGGCCGGATCTGATTCGTGGTCGTGGTTTTGTAATGTCAATTGGGCATTTGGGAATAAATTAAACGGTAGCTTTGGAATTAATTTAAATAGCCGCAACAGTGCCGCCTCTCATTTTAATTCTGTCCAAAGATTAAAAGAAATCCGTGACCGTTTTAAAAATACTTTTATTATGAGCGAGCCCGCTTTGAAAGTAATTCAGCGCATGGACTCACCGCAAACATGCTTTTATGTTGATCCACCATATCCCGGAGCACATCAAGGGCATTACAGCGGATTCTCACAAGCTGATTTTGACGAGCTTATAACCGCTTTAGATTCGCTTATGGGTTCTGTTGTCTTATCTTGTTATAACAACGCCTCAGTCCCTAGTCATTGGGCAAAACATGAGTTTGATGCTATTGCATCAAGCAAAGGGATCACGGGTAAGAACAGAAACCACAGCGAAGTATCTAATTTTAGAGATGACGCAAAGCGTGTGGAATGTGTTTGGGTAAAGCCTGCCTCAATGAAGATGCGTGATGATTTGTACATCAAGGCATTAGAACACTACAAGCACTTTCAGAGCATCTAATGCGTATCCCTGCGTCAGTGTACCCAAGAGGCGCAGAGCGTGACTATTTAAGGGCAATTTTAAACGAGCTTAACCCGTGGCTTGAGTCAATCAAGCAGGGTGTAACTGCTGTCAGGCGTGACGGTGAGCGAATGGATGGAATATTTGATTCAGTCTTTGATAATGCCCGTATCGCTTGGCAAGGCGTAACCACTCGGATGCTGACCACAATTCGACGTGTGTTTAACCAGGTGGACGCCAATTTTACCCGCAATTTTGAGAGACAGATTGATGCTGCTGAGACAAGCAGACGGATGCCTTCAATATCTCTCAGACGTGGCATGTTGCCGTTTGGTGCTGTCGATGGCCTACAAGGTCAATTGGATGATTTCACAAGGCAGAATGTTCAGCTAATACGCTCTATTGGTGACGATGCCGCAATGAACATTGAGCGATTGGTGCAAGATGCCGTTAGCCGTGGTGAAAGCACAAGGCAATTAGCCAAACAGATCGCAGAGCAGGCGGGCATAGCCAAGCGCAGAGCTGCCACAATAGCCCGTGATCAGGTTGGCAAGCTTAACGGTCAGATTTCAATGCTCCGGATGAAGGAAGCTGGGATCGGCAAATATAAATGGCAAACCATGATGGACTCACGTGTGAGAACAGAGCATAGAGAGCTTCAAGGCAAGATCAGGACATGGGATCAAAGCCCAATTCCTGGTGGGCCCATCAATTGCAGATGCTCAAGTTTACCGGTATTCACAGATGAGGACTTTGGATTATGAGTGTAACACGCACAGCGATCAGCCGCATTGATGGCGGGTTTACTAAAACTGATGAGGGGTTCCTCGATGTGACCGTATTCCCTACAAAGGTTGGGATTTTTAACTATCTCAGATCTGACGGGTCTATACGTCGTGAGCTTCGCAGCCGTGAAGAAGTCCACAAAGCAGACAGCCTTAAAACACTGATTAACAAGCCGCACACAAATGATCACCCTCCAAAGAACTTAAATAGCCGTAACGTCAAAGCCTACAAAACAGGCCATGTATACGGTGATCACGTTGTACATGATGACGGGATTCACACACGAGCAAGATTGCTTGTGACCGATCAGGATGCTATTGATGATATCGAGCAAAGAAACAAAACGCCTGTCTCATGCGGGTATACCTGCGATATGGACGAAACGCCTGGGATTGATCCTGAGTTTGGCGAATACGATGCCAAGCAATTAAACATACGCTACAACCATTTAAGCAGCGTTTGGAAAGCAAGGGCGGGTGATGGTGCCCGCATAACACAAGATTCAGACGACGATTTTGTACGCTTTGACGCCTACGAGATTGACGATGATATAAAAGAAATCAATAAAAAAGAGGGGTTGCCTAAAATGGGTAAAATCCGTATTGATGGGCATGATTTTGAAGTCGAACAGGCTTTAGAGATTGCCCATGCTAATCAAGTAAAGGCTGATGCCCAGGCGTTGAAAGACGCTCAGGTAGCCGCTGAAAAAGCTGATAAACTCAGCAAAGAATTACAAGCTAAATTAGACGAAGCTCAAGACAAAATCAAGGAGCTTTCAGCGGTTGACGTTGATGCTCGTGTTGACTCTGTTTTAGCTTTCCGTGAACAGGTTAAGCCTGTGCTTGGCGCTGATTATGACTTTAAAGGCAAGTCAGAAGTTCAGGTTAAAAAAGATGCGATCATGAAAGCCCGTCCCCAAGCTAAGCTTGACGGTCAAGATGATTTGTATATCAACGCTCGCTTTGATGCTGTAATGGAAGATCTGCAAGCGAATCCACCAAAACAAAATTCAAGCAAAAGCGTGAATGATGCCTATGATAACGCCAAGTCTCAGGACAACAGCGATTGGGGCGCACGTTTTGACCTTGAAGAAGCTTTAGTATAAGGGGTAAAAGAAAATGGCTCAAACGACTTTTAATTCAGAGCTGAACACTTACACAGAGGGTCAGTTAGTTTCTGATCGTCTGAACAGTAAAATTGTCAGCAAAAAAGTAGACGATGCAAACGGGATCGCTTTGGGGCGCTTTGTGGGTGCTTTAGATTCTGACGAAAAAACAGTTTCTAATCTGTACTCAAACCAGGCAACAATTGTTCTTGATGCTGACCTTGTTTCATCTAACAGCGTTGCATGTTCTATCGTCGTAAATGGAGTAACTACAGCATTAACCGCTACAGTTTACGCAAGCTCACATCTCGCAACAATGCAGGCCATTGAAACCAAGCTGGAAGCCGTTGACGGAATTTTGTCTGCAACTGTTGGCGGTGCTAATAATCGTACCATCACCATTTTGGCTGACCCTGAAACTGATATCTACGTCTCAGTGTTCACAGTGACATTAGGTGCTTCTCAGGCTACAGCTACTTTAGCGAATACCTGTACTTTGACAATCATCGGGCCATCTGTGGCTGAAGAGTTAGCTCCTCAATCTGATGGCTCAGTCATCTTTGAAGATACTGAAGCCGTTGGTGCATTGCGTAAAGGAAATATCGCTATTCAGGCTGATGGCACAATTGCGGTCAGTGGCACTGTTTACGTCAGATTCTACGAAGAATCAGCATCTAATAAAAAGCGTGGCATGTTGGCCACTGCTGCGGGTTCTTCTCCCGTGAAAGCCATTGCGTTAACCGCTGGCACATACAAAGTCGAACAAGCAATGAGTTCGGGCGCTTTGGGCGTTCTGGCTCTCAATAACGTTTAGGAAGGTTTTAAACAATGTCATCAACTAATATCCCTGTTGTTGTCAATGATCGCGGGATCTTCCGCGCGGATTATTGGGAAGAACTCAAGCAAGATCGTGCTAAGTATTTGGAGCAAACCAAAGAACAGCGCAAAATGGATGCGTTCACTAACGAACAAATGACCCGTCGTTTGGAGCGTGAATTGTCTATTGATACCAAATTAGACAGCACACAAACAAATTTTGTGAGCCGTTCACTGATCTATACACTGTCTCAAATGAAAATGATTGCACACCGTGAGCGCGCAGACATTTTAGAGCAGGCTTTCATGGTCAATCGTGAAGGTGGGGCTGGCGTTCGCTCAATCGCTTATGAAGAACTGGATTTATCCGGTGAATTCAAGCTGTTGGCTGGATCCGGCACTGACTTAAACGAAGTCGGCTCAACTCTGGCAGAAACTTTACATAAAGTGTACGTGTACGCTGCCGCAATGGGCTGGACTCAAGAAGATCTTGAAAATGCCGCTTATTCAAGCCGTAACGGTAATCCGGTGGATTTGGGATCACGTAAACGCATGGCAACTATGCGAGCTGCTACCAAATTGAAAAACCAGATCGCTTTTGGTGACGATAACAGCACTCATGGCGCTCCTGGCTTGTTCCAGAAAGCACTAAATATGGTTTCAATCGGTGGATCATGGGGCTCATCAACTGCTGACGCTATCTTGGCAGATTCGTTAGAAATCATTAACGAACCTGAGAAAGATACTGAAGATTTTTCAGCAGAGATCTACATGCTCGATACCACAAGCCATACGTTTATGAACAAACCACGGAACAATACGGATACAAGCATTTCCCAGTACATTCTGAATAATACCTCTGTCCGTGCGATTCTGAAAACAAGCTATCTGGACAGCGTAACAAGCGCCACTAATAGCTTATCTGCAAACCGTGTCGCTGTGGCTATGCCTCGCAGCGCTGAAGTAGCAGAGTTCATGTTGCCTCGTGATGTTCAGTTTTTCCCCGTTCAGGTCAAAGGCGTTCATTATTTGGTGCCTGTCCTGATGAACGTTGGCGGTTTGTTCGTCTACAAATACGGCACTGGCGGCCCTATCGCTGCCGCTTCAATGTCCTAATATGTCATGCTCTGACACTGCCACAATCCGAGCTATGCTGATACGCAGGTATCCGCAATTTAGCACAATCGACACGGATCTCATTGATGCCATGATCGACGATGCTAAACTGTTGGTGCCATGCTGCAAGCTCAGAGACCGTGCTGATCTCGCTGTGATGTACAAAGCGGGGGCTTTATTGGCCTCTGCTTTGGGAACAAGCTCAACGGGGTCTAGCACGGGTGGTGGTGTCAAGCGCATGAAAGAGGGAGACACGGAGATCGAGTATCACGCAAGCGGGTCAAGCTCCGGAGCTGTGACATATGCGAATGACTTTGAGCGTTTGTATGCTCAGATCGTTCAGGGCGTATGGCGCAATTCCCCACGGGTTTTAGGTGCGTGAGCGTTGAGCGAAAAGATCACGGATGGGAGCGGATCAAGCGAGAGCTTATGCAGCTTGAAAAGCACAACATCAATGCAGGGATCTTGTCAGACAAAGGATCGGATACGGTCGATGGCGGCTATACGTTGGCTCAGATCGCAGCGTTCAATGAGTTTGGGACTGATCGAATACCGGAACGTCCGGCACATCGCACAACTTTCGAGAATTCAAAATCAGGTCTAAACAGACGCTTGGCGGGTGTTGTTGGCTTGGTTGCTCAAGGAAAGATTAGCTACACAACAGGCTTAGAGCGTTTGGGAAATTGGTATACAGGCGAATTAAAGCAAAGCATTATCAATTGGAATGACCCACCAAACGCTGACAGCACTGTCCGTCAAAAGGGCTTTAACAACCCGCTGATAGAAACTGGCCGCACAGTAAATTCAATAGATTTTGAGATTGTGAGATCATGACACTACTTCGCAGCCCTCACGATTTTACACGCTATGCAGCCGGAAGCCGTGACACAAAAGGCAGATGGACAGCAGGCGCAACAAGCACGATATCAGCCAATTGTCATATTCAGCCATTAAACTATGGCGCGATGGGCAATAGCCAAAGGCAAATGGTATCAAGCATGGGCCTGGAGCATGTGCAAGGATTTTGCCGGGTGTTCAGTGATGACGAACTGAGAGCAGCTAATAAGGCTAGCGGTTTGATGGGTGACACATTCACTTTTGAATCTAACACCTACGAGATTGTGTCAGTCAACCACTACACCAAGCTACTCCCGCATTATGACTGTATCGCTGCATTAGTGGATGAAAAAACAGTATGACCACACCGATAGACACAATCCATGATGTAATCCACGAATGGATTCAGCAGGCTACAGGTTTGGCTGACGGCAAGATTATCCCTGCCAATGAAACGGGGATGTCCACAGAGCCAACGGGCGATTATATTTCAATCAATATTATTCCTGATTTGGCCGCTATCGGTTACATGGATGAAATTCAGTACACCGATACAGGTGAATATACGGTTAAGGGCCACAGAAACGCTCTTGTAAGTCTTAATAGCTATGGGCCTAATAGTTATGCCTATCTATCCACTGTAAAAGCCACAGCGGACGCTCCAAGCATCCGTAAGCTATTTGCTGATGATCTGATCGTATTGGTTGAGTGTCGCAATGTGCGAGATCTCAGCGCACGCAAAGGTCAGCGGCTTGAAAATCGCTCACAAATGGACTGCATTATACGGTACGCAATGTCATTCACTGATGATGTGAACCACGTAGAAACCATAGATTACACTGTCAACGCTGTCTTTAACGATGGCGAAACTATAGAAGATTCGGTCACTGATTCAGTCACCGGGTAAATACCGTCATTAACTTTTGGCCCTGAAATAACGAATGACAACGCTTTAGCCGTTGGAGTTTTGTAGTTAAATTGGGGCTTTTTTTCATGCAAGAAATCAATAATAAAGGGGGCCGTTAAAAATGGCCATTTCTGAAGTCGTTGACGTTTCCATTACGGAGACACAGACAGGGACTACATTAGAGAGTTTTGATAAAATCGCCATTTTGGCGGCTGCTGCTGACACTACCCCAAGTAGCTATTCAGCCATCCGTACAAAAGCGTATGATGCGGATTCAAGCGGTCTTGAAGCCATTGCCGAAGATTGGACAGATTCAAGCGTGGCCTATGAAATGGCTGCACAGATCGTCGCCCAAGAAAATCACCCTGATACTATTTACATTATCAAGCGTGATGCTGCTGTTGCTACCGTTAAGACTGTTACATTTAGCGGAAACTTGGCAAGCGGCCACAGTGTAAGCGGCACTGTTAATGGACAAAGCTTTGGCCCTGTTGCGTTCAATACCGATGAGGCGACAACCCTCAGTGATATTGATACAGCCGTATCCGCTTTAGAGGGTGTAGCGGGCGTAACCACTGATGCAGGCACAAACACCGTTGTTATCACAGCCACTAGCGAATGGGAGCTAGATGTTTCATTCACTACCACAGGTACAGGCGCTCCTACTGCTACAGTATCCACTACTACAGCGGGTCGCAATGCTGCCGATGATATCTCTGATGCAATCGCAGAAGATGATACAAACGGCTGGTATGGCTTGGTTACAGGCGATACAAACAAGGGGCTTCAATTGGCAGTTGCTGCATATATCGAAACCACTGAAAAATATTACTGGCTGCGTACTTCAGAGAGCGCAAGCAAAACCGCTGGCGGTACAACCGCTTTGGCCGTTCGATTGGCTGGTCTAAATTACCGTCGCACTCTGGGATTCTGGCATCATGAATTAACAGAATACATTGACGCTGCCGCTTTTGCTTTGTATCTCGGCAACGATCCGGGCTCTATTCAATTGTTTGGCCGTGAATTAACCGGAGTCACCGCAACGCCCACAAGCTCACTAGATAGTACAGGCGTAAGCGTGTTAGAAGGTCGTGACTTCAACACATACCGGGCTTTCGGCTCATACGGCATGATCAAGAAGGGCGTTCGCTCTGATGGCGTTGTCGCTGAAGCCACACGGGATCTTGACTACGCACGTAATGAGTTCAGAGCGGCATTTCTGGTCTATCTCAGCCAGACATTAAAACCAACCTATGACAAAATCGGTTTAAGCCAGACTCAGGCTGTAGGCTCTGCGGTTCTTCAAAGAATGGTTTCAGAGGGCATATTTAGAAGTGATCTGCCTGCTGACTTTACCGTACCTGCTCTTGAAGATATCAGCTCAACTGATCAATCCAATCGCCTTGTACCTGATTGCATCGTGTCTGCAACGCTGCTTAAAGGTGTTATCAAGGTTGAAATCCCAATGCAGATCGCTATTTAAGGAAGGATTTAAACAATGGCTAATTTTTTACTTGCCCCATCACAACCGCACAGCATCAAGGATTATCAGATTATTCTGATGGTTCCTCTTGCCGGGACAAATATCCCTACAATACCGATCCCGCTGCTGTCTCATGGTGACGATAGCGAATCATTCAGCTATGAGCATATTAGTGCTGAAAAGAACACGGTCAAAGAAGATTGTGTGGGCGGCGCTCACTGGTCTATCAATCCTGGTGAATCTGGCAAAATCAAACTGAAGATGATGTCAACAGATTCAAACAATGCCATCCTACAGGCTCGATATGCGACCGTTACGCCTCTTGGAACCTTCCGCAATACAAACCCGTTTCACTTTATCGTTAAAGGCAATAATACTTTGCCCGGACAAGACAAATTGTTAGAGGGTTTATATTGCCGTATCGAGGGGCCACCCGCTGCCGGTCGTGGCAAAGATGTTGGATCTGTTGAATGGACGATTACATGCTCAAAACTAATGATCAATGAAGTCGGAGTTAATGCTTAAGCATGATTTTATCTAGTAAAGTTAATGACGGTGTTTTATGTCTCGATGTCAAAATGAGCGTGGGTGATGTTTCGTTTAAAGTGAATTATCATCCTGGCAGCGAAGCGGTCAATGCTCGCAGATTGGTGCAGAAAATCGCAGGCCCTCAAATGCAAGCGAGTATCAAGCTGCAGCAATCCGCTTTTAAGCAGATGCCCAAAGAAGATCAGGAGAAATTCACTTCATTGCAAGAGGATTTAACCGCACTTCCCAAAGGCTCTGAATCTTATCAAGGTATTCAGGATCAGATGGAAGCCTTGATCAAGCCATATTACAACATGGAAGATCAAGCCCGTTTGATGGCTGAAATCTCAGGCTCTATCAATTTAGAGCAAGAGAAGATGCTTGATGAGCTGCTGTTTACTCATGCAATCGCTGTCAATCATCCTGTTATTGCCAATGCGCCTTTGAGCAAGAAATCAAACTTTGACATGATATTCAGGGGTAAAGATTCTGCGATTGTAGACGAATTGCGGAATGAGATCATCGAGTTTAACGGTTTTTTAGGGTAATTGATCAGGGCTCAAAAGGCTCTGGTCAATCAATGGAGATCCCTGCTGAAGTCTCACAATATTGGGAGCTTTGGTATATTTGGGCATCCGGTCGTGAGAGCATGAACAATTTGCAAGCATGGCCCTGGCATCGAATATGTGATGCTGTCAATCTGCTTTTAGCTGAAGCGGAATATCAACGAATTCAAGCGGAAAATAACCAATGATCATCAATGAGCTAGTCACAAAGCTATCGTTCAATCTCGATCAGCGTACTATTAACCGCTATGACTCTAGTATGCGACGCATGGAGCGACAGGCCGCAACGGCTACAAGCAACATGCACAGAAGCTTCAGCCGCTCAAGCTCAGGCATTGCTAGAATGTTGAATTTCAATGTTCGGCTTCACGGGGTTGGCTCTGCTATTTCAAGCTTGAATAAGATTAACAGCCATATTTCAAAAGTTGGTAGCGCATTAAAGTCTTTAACAATGAATATGGCTGTTGGTGGCGGACTGGCATTAGCCGGTGGGGCTGTTGCTTTAGGAAAGAACACTTTTGACACAGCAATGACAATGGAGAGCCTGAGATCTGGGCTCGTGACTTCTGAGGGTTCAGAAAAGGGGGCGCAAAAGCAGTTTGATAGGTTATCAAAATTTGCCGCTAAATTCCCTGCAACTATTGATCAGGTTATTAAATCATACATTCAGCTAAAAAACCTGAATTTAGATTCAAGCGAAGCCGCTATGATTGCTTATGGTAATTTGGCTGGTGCTACACCTGGCAAGAAATTAAAAGACGTTACAGCCATGATCGCTGATGCTACCACATTCCAATTTGAGCGTATTCGTGAGTTTGGTATGTCTTACGAGACATTTGACGATGAAGTTGAATTTACTTTTAGAGGCGTCAAAACAAGAGTTAAGAAAAACGCTGATGACATTCAAAAATGGTTTATCTCGACCATCCAAAAGAACTTTGGTGGTGGCATGGAACGGCAAGCCAAAACCATTGAAGGAAAAATGTCAAATCTTTCTGATGCTTGGATGATTGCCCAATATAAAATGTGGGAAGCCGGTCTTAAATTCCCTGTTCATGCAATTGTGAGCCGGCTAACTGAAATCATAAAGAAATACACTCCTGAAATGATTAAGTTCGGCAAGGCTGCTGATGCTTGGGCTGAAAGAGCTGCAGTCAATTTTCATAAGCTGTCAGGCGCTTTAAAAGCAGTCAAGCCGTACATCGAGCCTGTTGCTATTGGTCTAGGCATGATCGCCACTCACATGATCGCCATGAAGGGGATCGCTATTGCGGGTGGTGTGTTGAATTTTATTGGTCTGCTGACATCAATTGGCGGTGGTGCTATTGGTGCTATTGGTACTGCTTTAACTGGCATAGGCGGTTTTATATCTCTTGTGTCTAGCATTGGTGCTGCTGGTACGTTTAGTGTAATTGGGACAACATTATCAGGTCTGATAGTCCCTGCTTTGGCTGCTGTTGGCACATTCTTGACGGGTGGATTGATTGTCGGGGCTATCGCTGCTTTGGTGGCTCTAGGCGTCAAGCTTGCTGATTATTGGGCAAGGGGTGACGCTGCTCTTGTTGGACTGCGTGATAAATTCCCCGGCCTTGCTGACGGTATTAAAGTCATCGGTGACGAGATGGCTGCATGGTGGCCGATCATTCAAAATGTGTTAATCGGTGGATTTAATCTGCTTTGGCCTGTTATCAAGTGGTGTTTTGAAGGTGTTCTTGTTCCTGCTTTGGGTAACTCGCTTAAATGGATGGGGATGGTTTCTAAATGGATTCGTACCGCATATGAATTTTGGGTTCCTTCACTGACAAATGTTGTAGATGCTTTGGGCAAAATGTTTAGATTTGTTTGGTATGAATTTATAGGGCCATTCTTTGAGCTTTTAGGTGGTGGCGTTAAAAATGTTACAAACGCCATAGGCGGCATGGTTAATCTATTGCAGCAAGCGGCAGGAATGTTACCAAATGCAGGCGGTGACGCTGTTTCTGGTCAAAACGTATTAGGGCTTACTAAAAACGATACATTGGCTACAAACCTTGTTAATGCAAGCAGACAGGTTAACACATTAAAAGGCCAATGCTTAAACGCTGTTTGGAAAGTTCAGCAAGCGGCATTAAACGGGACATCAAAAATAACAGCGTATCATGCTGCTGATGCTGCTAATCAATTAGCTTCAGACAAACGATTCAAAGAAATCAAAGTCACTCAAGCCATGTTGACAGATCCAAAGTACATCAAGCTTTTGCATGGCGCGACTGTTATTTATAACCGTCAATCAGGTTTTAGTCCTGTATCTGGACATGCTGAGATATGGGACATGGTAAACAAAACAGCCAATTATGGCAGGGGCGCACAGCCTCTTAACAGATCTGCTCATATGTTGGCTAATGCCCGTGTATTTATTCCTGCAAGTGGATCAATGCCTGCCAATACAGCGGCTATGTATGGGCCTAATGGCAACGCAAATCTGACAATCAATGTCAACGCAAGCAATTCAAGCAATCCTGAGTTAATCAAAACAAAAACCAAAAACGGTGTAACTGAAGCACTGAATAAAGCTAAGGGCCTTGGAAACAATGCAACATCTCCAAAACGTGGAACGGTGGCAATAGCTCAATAATGGTTGATACTCTCGACGTTGCAGAACTGACATTTATTGCTTTTGATGGCGGTGACACGCTGACCATTGCAGCCACTATGGGAATCAGTCCTAATCATGGCGTAGACGTGTCTACAAATGCCGTGGAAGATGGCGCAGACATTTCAGACCACGCACGACCACAGCCTGAGAGCCTGAGCCTGACTATCTTTGTATCAGAGATCGACGGGCAAGAGGGCGAATACGATAAATTCTTTGTTGGCGATCATATCACTGTCAGAGAGCGGTTTTTGCAGGCCATAAAAGACAGTGAGCTATTGCATATTGACTTAGGGCCTGATAAGGGCATCTACTCAGATATGCTGATCACCAACATGAGTCCATCATGGGAGCCTGGTGGCGGCAAATCGCTTAACTTTACGCTTGCCTTACAACAGATTAAGCGGGTCACAGCAAAGACGCAGCCAAGCCCCAGAGCCAAGGCAAAGCTATTAGGTGCAGGCATTGGAAACGCTTTCAATCAAAATGCTTTGAGCAATATTGCGAATCGTGATGGCGGCGTGACAAAATCACTGTTTCAGCAAGGCCAAAACGCTGTTCAATTGGGAGCTAAAACGTTAGAGGCAACAAGCGGAAACTTGGCCGATCAGGTTACGGGCGCAATTACTAATGGTGGTATAACTGCTGGTTCATGGGTGCGTGGATAATGAGCAGCTTTTTAATTGACCTACCACAGACAACCGGCAGAGCATTCAGGTTTCAAGCTGTGTTATCAGGAGTTCTGTATAAGTTTGCATTTGAATATGACGTGCGTGACAGCTCTTGGTATTTTCATGTGTTTGACGCTGCCGGTGCTGCATTGGCTATGGGCCAAAGAGCATGTGTGAATATTCCTTTGTTGGCTCAATTAACCGATACTCGCAAGCCTGCGGGATGGCTCATGCTGATTGATACAAGCAATCAATATCAAGATCCGGGGCGTGATGATTTAGGTTCACGGGTCAAACTTGTCTATGATGATCTGATCGATGGCTGATGCTACTTATCCTTTTTGGGGTCATTATCTCAAGATCTCTGCGAGTGATGGTGAGACCATTAGATCATGGGAAAACATCTCAGGTCAAGGCATTGACGCTACATTCAAAGTCACAAAGACAGGCGATAGCACACCGAATGAGCTCGAACTAACTATCTTCAATCTCAACAGAGATAGTAGAGAGTTTTTGGCCCGTCGTAACGTCGTAATAGAGCTTGTAGCAGGATACAAAGACAGTAGCGGGTTAATATTCAGAGGCAATATTGAGTTAGTAAACTCAATGCACGAAGGGGCTGATTGGGCCACAAAGATTTATTGCAAAGATGGCGGCGCCGCACTTAGAAATATAACAATATCCAAAACCTTTAAAAAGGGAACGGATATTAAAACAGTTATTGAATCCGTTCTGAAAGAGATCACCAAAGTACCGCCAGGACTCAAAGACCAATTCGCAGAGCTGAATAAGATCGCTCAGGGCAAGATTGATCTTGAGAGCTTCAAGCCTAAAAAACAACCTGTCAAGAAATCAAAGAAAACCAAGCAACAAAAGCAGATCCCATCTGAGAAAGTACAGCAAAAGCAATACCTCGATAAAAAGCAGGATCAGCGAGAATCAGCCGCAAGCCGAAAAACAAAGCGGGCGTTAACCCTGCGAGGGTTGGCCATCGACAAAATAAACCTGTTGTGCAAAGCAATGGGCCTGACTTTGCATATTACTGATCAGAGCCTCAATATTTACCCAGAAGGTGCAGCGCTGGATTCTGACATCACAATTGTCGTTGATAATACGAGCGGTCTGCTTGGAAGCCCAGAGCGCACAGAGGACGGTATAAAGGCTCAGTCATTGCTCAGGCATGAATTTAATGCAGGCATGATCATAGATATCGAATCTCTGTATATTGGCGGTTTTTTCTTGATTCAGCGAGTAGAACACAATGGAGACACAAAAGGCACTTCAGGAGCTTGGACTTCTGAAGTGTTCTGCACACAATACCTATGACCTATAGACATCTTCAAAGCATTGAATCAAGCCAAGATCAGGCAATGGAAGCATGGGCCAGAGACAATATCAAAGGAGCCATGCCTGCCTTTGTTGAAAGCTACGACAAGGACGCCAAGACAATCAGCGCAACGATCCCGATCAGTGATTACTTTGAAACAGATCAGGACGAGCCACAAGAGCTTGAATGGCCTGTCATTGAAGATATCCCTATTATGTACCCAGGCGGCGGCCCGATTACGATCACATGGCCTCTGAAACAAGGTGATCCCGTTCTCTTGATTCCCTGCGGTCGTGACATCTCTGAATGGTTTGTGAGTGACGGCAAAGAGCCTACAAGCCCTGATATGTTTAACATTTTCCCAGATGGGGCCTGGTTCGCTTTGCCTCGCATCTATCCTGAGAAGAAAAATGATGGAGATGCTGATGGTGAAAACCTGATCATTCAATGTGGTGATGTTGAGTTTCAAGTGAGCGCAACAAAGATCAGGCTTGGATCGCTCGATGCCTCAAAGGCTTTAGCATTGGCCACTGAAACGCTAAACGCTCTGAATGAGCTAAAGACATTTTGTAACTTGGTTTCTACCACGGCCACAGCAGCGGGCGGGCTTTTGATACCTCCACCAAGCCCAATCTTAACCGTATTTGATATTGATAGTACAAAGGTATTTACAGACGCATGAGTGACTTAGAAGTCGATACAGACGGGAACGTGGTTTTAACCGAAGGATCTGATCTGTCGATTGTGACCGATCGGCAAGCGGTTATGCAAGAACTCAGGATCAAGCTTAGAACCTTCTTTCGTGAATGGTGGCTTGATGAATCGCTAGGCGTTGACTATTTGGGCGAAGTGTTGATCCGAGATTTTAAGGCATCTCAAGCAGACAGAGAGATTAGAAGAAATATCTTACAGGTTCCCAATGTTCGTACGGTCAAAAGCATAGATATTTCAGTCAACCAGGGCACACAAACAGCGACGATCCGAGCGATTGTCACCGACATATTTTCAAACGAACCAATTACAGTAGAGGTTACAGTCTAATGGTCGATTATGGCCTTACTACAGCGGGTTTTAACCCCAAAACGGCTGATGTCATTCAAGCGGAACTGATCGAGGATATCAGAGCGATCACGGGCTTTGAAAATGTTGCCACTACTGCGAGTTCAGCAATGGGCAATCTTATAGCCGTTTTAACAGAGCGTGAGGCCTTGATTTGGGCTTTGGCTTTGCTTGTGTGGCAGTCAGGATTCAGAGATTACGCAACAGGATTAAGCCTCGATAATACCGTCGCTTTGATTGGCAATAGCCGATTGGATGAGGCAAACAGCACGGTTACACTTACTTTATACAACACATCCAGCACAAATCCGGTAACGGTTACAGCGGAATCACAGGCACGACAAAGTACAACGGGCGTTGTATGGGAAACGCTAGAAGATGCCGAGATTCCCGCCTTGTCAACCTTGCTCAGTTCGCTTGATGTCGCAAACATCACTTGGCAGTCAGGCGCAACGGTCAGAAGCACATTCAACGGAACGCCAACGCTAACAGCGGTGGATGTGGGTGACGAAATCACGTTTTCAGGCTGTACAAATGCGGTCAATAACGGAACGTTTGTTATTAGTGCAATCAATACAGGCTCTTATTGGGTTGAGTTCACAAACTCAAGCCGCACAAGTGCAACCGGAAACGAAACCGGAAGCCCTGGTACCGCTGACATTGACGATGTAGAAACATCTATTGACGTTGAGGCGCAATCACTCAATGCAGGGCCGTATGAGGCTAGCATAGGCTCCATAAACGAGATTGTTACGCCAATCAGCGGATGGGATGCTGTAAGTAATTTGGCTCAAGCGGAAGTAGGAAGCAACATCGAAACCGATGCAGAATTACGCAGACGGGCAGCATTGGAAACCGTATCTGCTGACGGCGGCACACTTGAAGCTGTTAAGCGCACTGTGGAAGCCGTGACGGGTGTTGTGTATGTCTCGGGTGAAGAAAATGATACAGGAGCAACGGTCGGAAGCCTGCCAGAACACAGCATACATATTACTGTCGTGGGTGGTGCTGATCAAGACATTATTGACGCTATCGGATCAAGCAAAGCAGCCGGGATCAGCACATATGGTTCAGATTCAGGCACATGGACAGACAGCACAGGCAACAATCACACAATCTATTTCAGCCGTGTAGACGAGATTAACCCGTACTTTATTGTCAATCTAACCACTGATGCCAATTATCCTGCTGATGGCGATACGCTTGTCGCTGAGGCAATGGAGGCCACAGAGTGGGAGCATGGGCAAGACCTGCTTAACTATCTGCTCGTAACAGCCATCGGAGCGTCAGATATTCCGGGCATTTTGACAATTGAAGTGCTTCAATCGCTCAGCCCTGGCCCTGTGGCGTCCACTAATATCACAATAGCAAGCACTGAGGTCGTTAATATCACGACTGACAGAATCACGGTCAATAGCTGATGAACGGAGTCACACAGATCACCGATCACGCAGAGGCCGCATTTAATAGACTGCTTCAGCAGTTCAGAGATGGCGGCAACTTTGGCGAAATGGCTCAAACTTTTGCTGCTCGATATCAAGGCTTAGAGGACGCTTTGATCAGCCTGATTGAAGGGCGATATCTGGCAAACGCCACAGGCGAAACGCTTTCACAGATTGGCGAATTGGTGGGAGAACCCAGGCCGAGCTATGGGGATGCCGCAACGGATGACGATAGCTATAGAGTGCTGATCTATGGGCGCATTGCGGCAAATACCAGCCAGGGCAGGATTGAAGATTTGGTGCGAATCCTTGGAGCCTTAAACTGTACAGCAATCAGAATCTATCAGGTTTACCCGGCATCAATCACGGTTAATTTTATCGGTAACGAATTATTAAACGGCACGGAGCGAGTGAGAGACATTTTAACTCTTGCTAAAGCTTCCGTATCAATGGACATCACAAATCAGACAGAAAGCCCGTTCGGGTTTGCCGGTGATCTTTCCGCCGGTGGCTTTGGCGTTGGCGAAATAGGAGAAGCAATATAAATGGCGTACACAGCTAAACCAAGTAAGATCCCATCATGGGCCACTTCCACAGGCTCAAATATCCTCACAGGTCTGACGGCTACCGCCGCACAATGGCAGTCAAACATCACGATCAGCGGGGTGCAATACGGGATAATCCGTTACACCTTCAGCGGCTCGCCTAACTTATACACTGCTTTAGCTGGTCACAAGCTCAATGTTACGACCGGATTCACTAACACCGAAAACAAAGTCAGTGGTGCTGAAATCTATGCTGTAAATGACGCATCTGATTATGTGGACGTTCTGAGCTTAGAGCGTTTATCTAATTCACTCGATGAAACAGGCGTTTCAGCAACTTCCACCACGATCACAGATGACGGCGCGAGAATCGTTGAGCCTAGTGCATCTAAAAAAGCGCAAGGTTACAGAAGCCCTGAGAAGCCAAGCGACGGTATTTTAAACTGGATTCTGTACTATATCTATCTTTGGATAAATGTCATCAATAACAATGCTCCTGACGGTTATTTATGGGGCGAAAAGTTGACAGCGGGGCCAGGAATCTCAATCTCTGACAATGGTGATAACACCAAGCTAATCACAGGTGACGGGGTTATTTCTACCGGCACAATCACCCAGGCTTCTCATGGGTTTGTTGCCACTGACGCCATTTATCACAACGGAACAACATGGGCCAAAGCAAAAGGTGATACGCTTGCTACTAGCCGATCTGTGTGGATCGTAACTTCTGTGCCAACTGTCAACACGTTTATAGCTGTCAGGGCCGGCCGTGTCACTGTCGCAAGCCATGGTTTAAGCGTTGGGTCTATCTATTGGCTATCAGCAGCCACAGCAGGAGCCTTGACCACTACACGACCTGTTGGATCTACCACAACACCTCTTGGTTATTTCACACAATTGGTATATGTTGAAAGCACTTCAATCCTGCATATATTGGGAGGCAATCCGCAGTTTAACCCTACCTATGCTGAATACATTGCGACCGGAAACGTGGCATTAAACACGCTTGCTTTTAGTAATATCAGCCTGAATAATGTTGGCAATACTTTGCGCTATGAACTGACAGCAGAGGGCGATGACACCTCTGTGGCTATCGCTCGTATGAAATTTAGCGCTATCAGCTCAGGAAACTACGCATGGACTGAGTGGGATGATGAAAGCGGCACATGGGGCAGGGCAACAGGAACAAGCCAAGATTACTTTTTGATCGGTGATAATGATGGTGGTGCGGCCGGTGACAATTTCACTGTTCACGGGAAGATTATGCGGGTCAACGCTAATGAATGGCATCATTACAGTGAATACGTTCAGAAACCTGCTACCGGATCTGCTCCTGAATTGGGTATGGCCAGAGGGCGTACCACAACCACAAGCTCAAACCTAACAAACATTGATTTTGGCTCAAGCTCGTCTAACACACGCCTTATCAGCGGTGATTTTATCCGCTTGATTATTGACCGGATGCCTGACGCATAAGGAGGGGACATGGATTTTTTTGAGCAAATCGTTCGTTGGATTTTGGAAAACAAAAAACAGTTTAGCTTAACCGTTGCAAAAGCGAGTAAAAAAGTGTCGCTGCCAGTGATTGGAACGGCCCGCAACGGCTACCCAGACGTAAAACAGGCTCAGGACATAAACCTGAAATGCTCCGAGCTTGTCTACACAAGCGATCCAAACGGCGGCATCACGGATTATTACAACCACCCAGAGGCCACACAGTACCGACAGGATAACAAGCTATGGTCTGAACCTTGTGACTGTGACGATTTCGCCGTTTACGCTGTGGCTCTCTTTCGTAAAGCAGGCGTCAAGCCAGAAAACGCATGGATCTGGAACCTGATTATTAATCCCGGCAATCAGTTTACTCAGATGTGGGCGAATCATGTTATATGCGGGTTTAAGCTGGTTTCGCACGACGGCCAGATGTGGACGGGCGTTATTGACACCAACACAGCCGCAACAAAACAGATTCTCTGGTTTAAGTGCAGTCCTGAACAGGCAAAACCAGAGATCATCAAGCACTTTAACAACGTGTACAAAGTGAACTATTACAAGCTGATTGAAGTCGAATACCCATTTTAAAGGAGCATACCAATGGACATAACCACTTTTGAGGAACTAGAGGCGCAGTACCCCGATATCGCTGCTCGTGTCAAAGAAGAAATAGAAGCCAAAGTGCAGGCTGCCGAACAGAAGCTTGGAGCCAAACAGGGAGAGGCGAAAAAGGTCTTTGCTGACGCAGAAGCGCAAGACGTTTTCACAGGAGCCGCTACAGGGATCTACAACGTGGTGGATCTGTTTGCTGGATTCCCCGGCCCCGTTGATCAGTTAGTGACTCAGATTGTGATACCTCACCTACCAAACCTGATTGATAAAGCGGTCGAATGGTTTCACGAACAAAACATCTTTCAGAAAGTGGTCTAATTATGCCAAACGTATTTGTATTGAAAAATAACGGAATGGGGCCCGACGGCTTTTTAAAGCTTGAACTCCACGCCTATCAAAACAAGAATTATCTTGGATCTATGATTGTTCGCTCAGGTCTCGCTGGCCGTCAACGTTTAAGCACGGTCAAAACTGAGAGAGTAGGCAACTTTGAGCCATGTCCAGAGGGTGAATACGATCTCGGGAACCTGCAATGGGCTGGCGGTGACGGCAATTACACAGCATTATTCCCTGATATTAAAAGCCCGATCTGGGTGGACATCTACCGCAAGCGTGTGATCGGCTTTCACTT